CAGGTTGATGAGCAGAGGGCACAGCAGGCCCTAAAACAGGCTGTCAGTTATGATGTAGTGGACAAAGAGCGGTTCATTGTCAAGGTAGAGCCCGTCTCTCCCTTTGACTTTGTCATTGACCCGGCTGCTCGCAAGATTGATGAGGCCGAGTTCTGCGCTCATATCACCTACAAGCCGCTGCACCAGATCATTGAGAAGCAGATGGACGGTATTTACAAAGCCGTTCAGGTTGAAGAGAAAAAGGAAGATGATGGGGCCAATGGTGAAGAGGGCGACTCTGACTCTGTCAAGGTGGTTGAATACTACGGACTGGTTCCCGAAAGCCTACTGGATGTAGAGCTTGAAGAGGATGAGGAGCTAGTTGACCTAGGCGTAGACGACAGTGAAGATGAAGATAGCCCTGAGAAGGCCGTATTTGACTTGTACGGAGAGAATTTGGTCGAGGCGGTGGTTACCATTGCTAACGACTCAACGGTCCTTAGAGCGATCCGTAACCCTTTCTGGAACGATGACCGCCCACTGATCGCCTTCCAGCACGACACAGTCCCGAACAGCTTCTGGGGGCGCGGTGTTTGTGAGAAAGGGTACAACGCACAGAAAGCATTGGATGCCGAGCTTCGGGCTCGTATGGATGGTCTGGCACTCTCTGTCCACCCGATGATGGGTGTTGACGTTACTCGGATGCCGCGTAGTGGAAGCTTTACAGTCAGCCCCGGTAAGTCTGTCCCAACTAACGGCAACCCCCGAGAAATCCTCAGTCCGTTTAATTTCGGACAGGTTGACCCAGCGATCTTTCAAAGCACAGGTGATCTTGAGCGGATGGTGGGTGTCGCCACAGGCACAAATGACCCAGCTACGCCTGATAATGTAGACCCGTCACACAGCACGGCGTCTGGCATGTCGATGGCGCTGTCATCCGCTATCAAGCGTTCAAAACGCACACTAGCAAACATCGAGCGTAACGCTGTCAAGCCTTTCCTCAAAAAGGCCGCTTGGCGTTTCATGCAGTTCGACGAAGAGAATTTCCCGGTGCGAGATTTGAATTTCGTAACCAACTCGACACTGGGAATCACCGCCAGAGAACTTGAACAGCAGCAGCTTATCCAGTTGCTGCAAACTGTCCCACAAGATTCTCCGGCGTTTATGACCATGCTCAAGGCAATCTATGACAACTCCAGCCTCAGCAACAAGGAAGAGCTTGTCACAGTTATTGAGCAGATGATGCAACCTGACCCACAGCAGCAGCAGGCACAGCAGATGCAAATGCAGCTTGCGATGCAGAAGGAACAGGCCGAGATTGATGAAGTCAAGAGCCGCACTGCGGAGAACTACGCTGACGTACTCAAGGCTCGGGCTGACGTTGAACTAGGTCAAGACAAGCTAGATACCGAACTCCAAAAGGAAATTCTGGATCTTCTAGCAGCCCGCGCTAATCAGCCTAACGGGAGTGAGAATAATGGCTCTGAGTGATCATAAGACTGAGCGTTTCTATCAAGACATTTTTACGCTAACCAGTCGCCCTGAATGGAATACATTTGTCGAATATCTGGAGGAAGTACTTCAAGTTAAAAAGGAAAATGCCCTCGACCTTGATACACTTGAAGATTTGCACAATCAGAAAGGTCAAGCAGAAATTCTGCGAATGGTCATTTCTTTCAGGAATGTCGCTGAGTTCCAGTACCAGTTTCTTGAGGGTGAGGAGTCATCTTCATGAAGCTTTACGATTTCAAATGCCAGTCGTGTGGTTACACATGGGAGGATGTGGCTGTGGACGAGACGGCCCGACAGGGTTGCCCAAAGTGCAGCGACATTGCTCTACCAATCATCAGTTCAGTCAACTTTCGACTGAATGGTGCTGACCCGGCGTTCCCTACTGCTTCTGAGCGGTGGGCCAAACGCCATGAACGCGCAGCGCGGGAAGCCAATGAATAACCCTACCGCTGTGATTAAACTCACTCCTACAACCCTTATGTTCATTTGTTAAGGCAGGAGGAAGAATGTCAACAAAAATTGTGGATCAACTAGAAGACGAAAACCCCGGTGAAGGCGAGGAGTTTGTGGACCTCAATCAACCAGATGTTGAAGAGACTGTAGACACTGGTGAGGAAGAGGCCATAGAAGGCAACGAGCCTGCCGAAAACCAGCTTCCTGACAAGTTCCGTAACAAGAGCATGTCAGAAGTGGTGGAAATGTACCAGAACCTTGAAAAGGAATTTGGTCGCAAGGGGAATGAGGTTGGTGAGCTACGCAAGCTGACCGACGAGCTTCTTCAGTTGGAAATCCAGCAGAAAAAGCAGAACCAAGAGCGTGTATCCTCGCAGGAAGAGGATATTTCTGACGATGACTGGTTCACTTCACCTAAAGAAGCGACGGATAAGTACCTGCAGAAGTCAGGTCTTGCTAAGGAAGTTGAGCAGCTAAAGGAAAAACTCACTAGCCGGGATCGGGAAGAGGCTCACAAAGCATTTGTGGAAAAGCACCCCGATTACAAGGATCTGGCTCAGAATGAGGATTTCCAGACATTTGTCAAGGACTCCAAGTACCGGCTCGATCTAGCCCAGAAGGCTGATCAGTACGACTATGAGGCGGCAAATGAGCTGTTTGACATGTACAAGGCAATCCGTGGCAACAAGGGTGCCCAGAGTGAAGCGGACGAAGGTGCTGATAAGTCCCAGCAGCAACAGCAGGCCCGTAAGAAGGCCACGCTAGAGGGGTCCAGCAACCGTAGTAAGGGAACCAAAAAGGTCTATCGCCGCGCTGACCTTATCAAAATGAAGATGAATGACCCGGAGCGTTACATGGCTATGCAGGATGAGATTATGCAGGCTTACGCCGACGGTCGAGTGAAATAATTGTCGTAGGAGACTTTAATCATGGCACTAGGAAGCAATCACGTTACTTCTAGCAAGGCAGCAACTTTTGTACCAGAGGTCTGGTCTGACGAAGTCATTGCTAGTTTCAAGTCTAACCTTGTTCTCGCCAATCTGGTAAAGAACATGAACCATCAGGGCAAGAAGGGTGATGTTATCCACATCCCTGCGCCTGTCCGTGGCAACGCCAACCAGAAGACCGCTGAGTCTCAGGTTACGCTCATCAGCAACACCGAGAGTGAGATTCAGGTCAACATTGACAAGCACTTTGAGTACAGCCGCCTCATTGAGGATATCGTTGCTACTCAGGCCCTTAACAGTCTTCGTCAGTTCTACACTGATGATGCTGGGTTTGCGCTGTCAAAGCGTGCTGATACTGATCTTGGCGGCCTTTTTGCAGGTTTTCAGGGTGGCACTAACTACAGCGGCGCTGTTGCTGGTGCTGACGGGTCAACTGCTTGGGACCCAACTGCCTCAACCAACACTGGTAACGGCTCGGCACTTACTGATGCTGGCATTCGTCAGATGATCCAGACCCTTGATGACGCTGACGTACCCATGTCTTCACGCTATCTTGTGATTCCACCTGTTGAGAAGCGCAACCTTCTCGGCATTGATCGGTTCACAGAGCAGGCATTTGTTGGTGAGACTGGTGGCCAGAACAGCATTCGTAACGGTCGTGTGGGCAATGTTTACGGCGTAGAAGTCTACGTTTCAAGCAACGTCCCAACTGTTACCGCTGATGATGGTAGCACCAACTACCGTGCGGCTGGTATGTTCCACGAGAGTGCAATGGTCCTGATTACTCAGGTCGCACCTCGCGTACAGACCCAGTACAAGCAGGAGTACCTTGGTGACCTCCTAACTGTGGATATGCTTTACGGAGTCAACGAGCTTCGTGATGAGGCCGCAGTGGTCGCTGTCGTACCTTCCTAATTGTAGGTAGGTTATGTGCTGGGGGCTACGGCCCCCGGCCTTTTAAGGGGTTTATATGATTACAGTAGAAGATACAGAAACAGGCAAGACGTTTGAAGTTGAAGAGGGCCACTGGGAGCAAAACCTTTGGCGGGTAAAGCGTTACAAGAAAGCTGAAAAGAAGCCCGCAGGACGCCCAAAGAAGACGTACACAGACAGAACTGAGGACTAATAATGGCTACCTACCTCTCAGCAGTAAACTCTGTTCTACGGCGCTTAAGAGAGCGTGAAGCGACTTCGGTCAATAACAGC